TGGTGAGGCTACTGACTGCACCAGTCACGCCAATCATGGTCCGGGTGACTGTTTCGTCGTGGATAACGGCGAACTTGCCGTCTGCTAGCTTACGCAGGTCAATTTCTGGTAGATACCCTGAGTTGGATGTTGCCTTGTAACCTTCTAGACAGTGTTCCGGGTAGATATTGGCTCCACCTCTGTGTCCTGCGATCCATGGTGTCTTGATAGTCATTGGCTTCCTAGGTGTTGCGTTAGATGATGTAAGTGGTTCCAGGGGTCCAGAGGACAGCCAAAGGCCGCCTAGCAAAAAACCACTGAACGTTCGCCTGCTTAAGAATGACTGCTGGTTCAAGTAACTCCTCCTCCATGTCTAGTAGTGGCTTGGCCACAGTGTTAGCCCAGTAATCTACGTCATGCCACAGAGACCAGGTGTAGCCGATGTTGTCTCTCACAACTGCGTTGTCGCGCATGCCAGTAATCTTAGCTAGTAGAGCCAACCAGTCAGTCTCTTCGATTGCAAGATCAATGTTCATGGGTCAATTATACTCTGCGAGTTATGAAGAAGTAGATACTTGTCAGTACTGCTCCGATGAATAGGCTTACATCCATGTTAAGGCCAAACATACCATAAACCATTGCTCCAAGGATGGCTGTCAGTACAAAGAACACGCCAACTGGATTATTTCTGTAGTAATACATGGTTTTCTCCTTAACTGTAGGTGTTTTCTTCTTCTACAGGGACACTACATGCTGTTTTTCTACTTGTCAAGTGAATCTCATATTTTGAGATGATGAACTTTGTAGTGATAACACTTACTAACTACTCAAGTGTAAAATACTTGAGATTTCGAGTCAACGAAAAGTTCTGATAAATAGTTTTATCACTCGGTAACGATTTGAAACTGTCATCTGGACCCGTACTTGGTACTCAGGAGATGAAAACAGGTTGGATCTGACAGTAGCACGCCTCAGAAACGAAAAATACCCCAGAGGAGAGACTGACTCTGAGGTATTTCCCGACTAGAAAGGAGGTAGTTACCATGATACAGGCTTCAACTACTCAGTGTCAAGAACCGTCACGTAGATACATACCGATGGAGTCAGCAGTAGTCTTCAAGGTACCTAGGTTACCAGGGGTCGCCTTCGGATTGGCATGGACGCCGTTCAGGAACCAGACAGCCAAGGTCATGGCCAGAACTCGTTCGTCATCTAGGTAGTCACCTAGGATTTCGCTCTTCAGAGCGTCAGATGGATCGCGCATTATATGATATTCCTTAGTAATTTTGATGTTGATGCGATAAAATATATTATAGCGTAATCTTTAGGAGATAATAGTGCCAAATCAGAAGTTGAAGTTGACCAAGCGTCCTTTGATTGCACCCAAGCAGCAGCAGGTTGTTGAGTACAACGGAAACACGAAGTATGACTGGCCAGCTATCAAGGCTGAGTACATCGGCGGTTACGAGAAGGAACCCGGTGTAATCTACTTCCCGAACACGAAGGAACTTGCGGAGCGCTACCCCGATGTTCCGTACGGTCAGATTCGTAACCGCTGCTCCAAGGAGAAATGGGAAGAGTACAAGCAGAAGGCCATGCGAGCCGCTGCTGTTGCTCGCCACAAGGAACAACTCAAGCGCATGAACAACGCCGCCATTTTGTTCGATCAGAACGTGGCCGACGATGCTGCCTTCGCCATCAACCTGCTCAAAAAGCAGATGATCCAGTTCGGCAAAATCATGGATCATGACGAAGCCCGCCTGGTTGACATTTTTGAGCGAATCGACGCTGGCGAGGATGTAAGCTTCAACGAGTTCAAACCTCTCGTCTCGCCATCTGCGTGGGAATCGATGGGCAAGGCATATGCACTCTTTGTCGAGGTGGGCCGCAAGGCACTCGGTATCAAGGACGACGAGCCAGCCATCCACCAGCAGGTCAATATCGAGGTCACCCACAACACGACTGTTACACAGGAGCTTCAGAAGAACGACCCAGCCCGTCTGGCCGCACTTCAAAGAATCTTCCAGAACCAGAACCTTATCCTTCCGGCCGGTGATACAGTAGATGCTGAGATTGTCGAGCCAAAGGAGATTACAGATGGAACTGACGAAGAACTTGACGACGAAGACTGATCGCATGGTTGTTCCAGGCTGGCTTACGTTTGACTTGGCCGTAGAAGCCTGGAATAAACATACTGAAGGTATTCCTTATGTCAAGTACCTTCTTGAGAAGTACAAGAAGTTCACACTGATTGCCGACAAGAAACCAGAGCCGGAAGCCAAACCGAATGACACAGACTGAACAAGAGTACGCAGAGCAGCTACATGCCCTGCTCCAGCCGAGAATCCTTGATGAATACGCAGTACACGTACCACACCCTGCCCAACAGGTAGCTCTTGCCCTCCCGGCGAAGGAGATGCTGTTTGGTGGTGCTGCTGGTGGTGGAAAGGCCCTGGCCTTGGATACACCTATTCGCACACCACTTGGCTGGACCACCATGAGTGATCTACCTATCGGTGCGCTGGTTTATGACGAAAATGGAGAGCCTTGTAAGGTTGTCTGGAAGTCGGAGGTCCAAGAAGGCCGTCCGTGCTATCGAGTTCAGTTTTCTGACGGATCAGAAATTGTAGCCGACCAGGATCACAAATGGTCTGTTGGGTTAGCAGGCAGCCGAAATCAGAGCCAACACATCAAGACTACTGGCGAAATGTTTCGCACTATGGAAACAGCCAAGAGGGTCAAATTCTATATCGACGTAGCCCGCCCGCTTTTCCAGTTCAAGGAAGAATACCCAATTGATCCGTATATCATGGGCTATTGGCTTGGTGACGGGGATACCAGACGAGGCTATGTGACAATTGGTGATTCAGATTTCGAATCAGTCTCGGCACTGTTTGAAGCTTGTGGTGAAACTCTTACCAAGCTCGCGCCTATGCATTACAAGGTCGAAGGCTTGACCAAGCGTCTAATTTCTCTTGGTATCGTTGGACCGCAGGCTGTTGACGGAGTCAAGATGACACCGCGACCAAAGCGCATTCCCCGTCAGTATATCGAAGAAGGCAACATTGAGCAGAGACTCGCACTGCTCCAGGGCTTGGTTGATAGTGACGGATTTGTAGACTCGGACATTGAACTAACAACAGTCAGCGCCGAATTGGCTAAAGACTATCTCGAACTAATTTTATCTCTCGGTATCAAGGCGACGATTCGTGAAGGTGTCGCAACTTTGAATGGCCGGATCATCGGCCCAAAGTATCGAATCAAGTTTGTTACCGATATGGAAAGCGCTCGACTACCGCGCAAGCTGGCTCGCCAAAAAGTTGACGGATTTAGAGGCACACACAACAAGCGATACATTACTGCCATTATCGCTACAGAATCCGTACCAGTACAGTGTATCGGTGTAGACTCGCCAAGTCACTTGTATCTCGCTGGACGCGAATTAATTCCGACCCACAACAGCGACTTCCTCCTGATGGCTGCTCTCCGCTACGTGGACGTGCCTGGATACTCTGCCATTCTGTTCCGTCGTACGTACAAGCAGCTTATCGAATCAGGCGCTATCCTTGACCGTTTCAAGTCTTGGATGGCTGGCAAGAACGTGAAAAAGGAAGAGCGAGGCATGACCTGGGTCTTCCCTTCCGGCGCCAAGATTCGCTTTGGACACATTCACCGTGAAGCCGACAAGTACAACTACCAAGGTGCTGAATTCCAGTTCATCGGATTCGATGAGGCCACGATGTTCGAGCCTGACATCTACACTTGGGCATTCTCTCGTCTCCGTAAGCCAACTGTGTCGTGCAACTACTGCTCGTTGCCTCTGACCGGCGCTAAGAATGGCTTCATCCATCTGGCTAGCCAGAAGGAAGCCTGCAATACACCCATGCCGGATGAGCGAGTGTTGAACCAGTACTCTCCTGCCGAGCGCGACGGAATGACTGTCTTCGACCTGCCACTACAGGTCATCGCTACCGCCAACCCTGGTGGTCTATCTCATGAGTTCTTCAAGGAACGCTTCGTAGACCCAGCAGACCCAGACCTTCACGATGAAGAGGAAATGGCCGCGCGCAAGCAGCGCGCCTATATTCCTTCGACCATTCGTGACAACCCTTCTCTTAACCAGGAAGAGTACATGGCTACTCTTCAGAACCTATCAATGGTTGACCGTGAGCGCTACCTGAACGGTGACTGGGAGATCCTGGAAGAAGGCAATCTGTTCAAGGCCAGCGACTTCCAGTATGTGGAGCGAGGTCCAAGTCCGGATGACGTTAAGTCTCGTGTGCGATTCTGGGACTTCGCGGCGTCCGATGGTCAGCACTCTGACTGGACAGCCGGAGCACTCTGCTCTATCACCAAAGACGGCCGATGGTTCATTGAGGACATGAAGCGGGTCCGCGCACTACCTCCAGACGTGGAGAAGCTGGTCAAGAAGACAGCACAAGAAGATGGTATCGGAGTCCGCGTCTATTCCGAGCAGGAGCCTGGCTCGTCCGGTAAGGCTCTCGTATCTTACTACAAGCGTCACGTTCTCGCTGGCTGGAGATACGACGGAGTCCGCAGTACCGGCAGTAAGACTGACCGCGCTGGCTCCCTCGTCTCACAGACCGAAGGAAAGAATGTCTACCTCGTCAAGGCATCTTGGAACAAGGCTTTCACTACCGAAGCGAGCCTGTTCCCGGTCGGCGCACACGACGACCAGGTGGACGCTGCAGCGGGTGCATTTGTAGCAATGACAGTGAACGCAAAAAGAAAAGTGCGACTTGTTACCAGATACAACTAACGCTTGATATAATTGATATCATGACGAGACCGATTGTAATCACTGGGCTAAATCTGTCCGATGGGCAGAAGGTTCTACTCATGACTCCAGAGTACCTGGACGCCGAAGATTCAGACGCCATTAGTGAGAAGATGCACGAACTTTTCCCTGGGGTGCAGTTCTTTATTTTGTCCGGTGGATTTCAAGCTTTAACGTTCGGTAAAGACGTAGACATGGTAATTGGAGAAGTAGAGTGAGTAGTCCAGAGCAGATTGTACCTAAAGAAGTAGTCATTAGCAAGGAATTTATTTCTATTTTGGCTATTGTTTTTGGTACCCTTGTACTATCGCTTGGTTGCGGCTTCGCTTTGGGTTGGCCGTTCGGGCTGATCGTAACAGGAGTGGTTTCAACAGTGTTCGGTTTCATTCTCGGCCTAAGTAAGTAAGGTAAACAATGGGCTTTCTCGACAATGTGTTTCGTAAGAGCGTAAGCTCTGAGGTTGAGACCAAGAAGCGCGGATTCGTAAACTTGGGTGGCGGAAACTTCGGTTTCGGCAACGGATACGACCGTGGCAGTAAGTGGGATGACTTTGAGTACGCCCAAGACCGTGGTTTGGACCTTGTTGTTTGGGTATATCGCTGTGTAGACGCTATCGCGAACAGCCAGGCTGGCGTCACTATCAATACTCACAAAAAAGGTGATCCTCTCAACTCATTCGTTGAGATGGACAACGTCTTCAATATCTTGAACTCTTGGTCCAACCCATACGAGAACTCATTCAACTGGCGTTACCGCCTAACTGCCCAACTACTTCTTTCTACCCAGGGTGCCTTCATTGAGGTCTCTAAGACCGCAAGTGGCAAGATTATGCATGCCTACCTGCTTAACCCAGGTCAGGTTGAGGTCGTTCGTCACCCCACCCAGTTCGTGGACCACTACAAGGTCAACCGTGGAACTCATATCGAAGAGGTTCCCAAGGACAATATCATCTGGGTCATGATTAAGCCTCGCCCAGGCGACCCTTACACACAGATGACTCCGATTACTTCCGCCGGTGTCGCAATCGATACTGACTATCTCGCCCGCAAGTTCAATGCTAACTTCCTGAAGAACGATGGCCGCCCCGGAATGCTTATTGCCATCAATGGCGACGCGGACCAGGACACCACCGCTGAAATTCTTGACCAGTTCAGAGGCGGTCCTGCTGCAGCCGGTATGCCGGTTGTCATCGAGGCAGACGGCATGGACGTTATCGACATGCAAGGTAAGCCACGCGATGCACAGTGGGAAGAAGCCATTGCGAGCGCCAAGGATACAATCCTTGCTGCATTCGGTGTGCCAGAGTCTGTCCTTGGTAACGCCTCCGGCCGATGCCTCCGTGCTTCTGAGAAGGTTCACCTGGCCAACGGTTCTATCAAGAAGGCCGAAGAACTTGTCGGTCAGACCGTTGAACTTATGCAGACCTGGAAGGGCACCAACCAAAAGGTCAATGCCCGCGTCGAGTACGCAGCCAAGGAACCAATTTACAAGCTGACTACATTTTCTGGTCGCACCATCGAGACCAATGGCGAGCACCCTCTCTACATGGCTACCTCTGTAGCGCGTGGAAAGTTTAAGCGTGACTTCTACGCGCACGCATGGACACCCATGCATGCAATCAGCCTCAACTACAAGCGTCACGACGCGGTTGGTGACGGAACTTACACCGAGGTCGCTATCCCTCTTCACTTTACTGATGAAGATGGACCAGATTTCAACTTTGATGACGCTTTCGAAGATGGAAAGAACCTTGACGTAGTTCCTGACTACATCTTCAAGGCCAGCGCTGAAACCAAGCGTTCTTTCCTTTCCGGCGTCTACTCAACTCATGGTCGTGTTTCACAGCACACAGCGTTTGATGTAGTTGTCCCAAGCCTCCAGTACGCCTCAGATCTTCAGATTATCCTTCAGCGTCTTGGAATTAATGCTTATGTCAATACAAAGAAGCTAACTCGCGTCGTTTCTATCGGTGGCAAGGTCAATATCGTCAATTTCTTGGCTCAGGTCGAGATTGTTGGCGACAACGAGGCCAAGGCCATCGCAGTTTTTGAGCGTCTGTCTACCGACACAACTCGTGAAATCAACTTCCACCGCTCCGATGACCTTCCAGAAGGCTTCATCTGGGACCGAATTGCAGACGTTGAGCTAATTGGCGTGGATCAGACAGTTGCTATCACCATCAACAAGGGCGACAACAGCTACCTGTCCAGCTTCCTTGAGCACAATACCTACTCTAACGCTGAAACTGAGAACGAAGGCTTCTGGGTTGGCACCATGAAGCCTCACTGTCAGGCAATTTCGCGTGGACTTGAGCCACTAACTGGTTCAATCACTGACGATATTACCTTGAAGTTCAATTTCAACGAGATTGACGTTCTTGAGCGCGTCGAGCGCAAGCGTCTTGACACAGTTAAGCAGGATTGGGCTTCCGGAGCACTAACTCAGAACGAATATCTTGAGGCTATCGGTCGTCCACGCGTCAAGGACCCACTTGCTGACGTTTATATGTTGCCGAATGGCCTTCCAATTGGTGATCCTGACAACGTTCAGGCATACTGGGATGCTATGCGCCTACTTTCCGAGATTCAGGCTCCAAAACAGCAAAATATGCTTGGTGCAAGCCCATTTAGCTCTAACGGAGCTATTGGTGATGGCATTGTCGGCGGTCGTAATGATATGATTACCGGTCAGACAGCAGCAGTTGGTATCAACAGCGGTCAGACCATCAACCAGCAGGCCGCTCGTACTCTCCGCTCTGCCAATCACAATAATACGACACCGGCTGCAGTGAACCCGAACGCCGTAACGGCCGTGTCTGACCGTGTTTCGCAGCTAATCAACAAGACTGATGAAGTTGAGGCTGTTATCGAGGTCAAGCAGATCGATATGAGCGATCCTCACAAGAATGTGCGCCACAGAATGCACGGATTCCTTGAAGGATGCCTCGAATCTTGGTCCAGCAGACAGATTAGTGTTGTTTCCGACCGCGTGAGCCACGTCAAGGTCCGCAAGGGAACTCGTCACTGGGACGGCGAGACAAAAGTAGACCGCGTACTCGATACTGGCTACATTGTCGAGCAGGATCAGTGGATTACTGACCTCAAGGCAAACATCGCTCCATCTATCCGTAAGACACTTCGTGACCGCGCGTTCGATATTGCTACCGAACTCAAGGAAAACGGTCACGTACGTCCCAAGCCTGGCTCAGGCGCACTGGAGACCCTCCTAGGTGAAGATTACAGTGACCAGATCAAGGCAATCGCAGATTGCGCAGTAGATTACGTCTCTGAGTCAGCCAAGAGTCAAACTGAACTTGTTGCCAAGCACATTTCGATCCTGGACAGCGACAACCGCTCAATTGATGAGATCAAGTCCACTCTGGATTCCGAGACCTTCGATCGCGACCGTTGGATTATTGCTCTGGCCAAGACTGCCACCACTGCAGCCCTGGAAGACCTTTCTGACCTGCTCTACTTCAACGTAAGCGAGAAGGCTTACAAGATTTGGCGTACGGCCGGAGATGAACACTTCCGTGCAGACCACATTAGCCTCAATGGTGTAAAATTGTCTGTTAAGGACTCCTTCACTGCCGGTACCGAACAACTACGATACCCTTGTGATGGATACAGCGACGCAAACAGCGTATGCTCTTGCTGGATTTACTACGGAGTTGATTCGTAATGTCGGAATGGCTGACAGTCAGTGGCAACCCAATCGTCGCTGACGAGTCTAAGACCATGAAGATTGTACGAACAGTTGGCGGTGCTCGTAGATACGGTCAGCCAAAGGGCTCCATCATCGTACGAGATGGCAAGGACCCTCTGGATGCCTTGGTGGCACTTCCGAACGATCGTGAAGGCTACGAAAAAGTAGCTGACCTAAACGGCAACGTTTACTATGTCGGCTTCGTCAAGGACCCAAAAGGTAACGAGACGTGGGTAGTAGAAACTGCTGATGGTCAGAAGGCCAAGGAAGCGACCTCCAGTGAGATTGCTTTCTCGTGGCTCAATAACCAAGTTGGTGGAAACAGCGCTACACCAGATGAGCGCTTGCCAGATGTGGTTCTTTCTAAGCCTACCGACTCAGCAAGAATGCGTATCGAGAAGGCAGAG